CAGCATCGGCCTGAGCGCGGACGAGATGGCCGCCAAGCTGGGTCAGGGCGGCAAGAGCGCCGAAGAGGCGCTCACCATGACCCTGAACGCCCTGCGCGGCACCAAGGACGAGCAGGTCAAGCTCAACGCCGCAGCGGCCCTGTTCGGCGACCCGGCCAACGTCATGGGCGACTCCCTGTACGCCCTCGACCCGGCCACCGCCGCCGCCGCGTCGGGCATGGACAAGGCCAAGGGCGCCACGGACAAGCTGGGCAATGCCCTGCGCGACAACGCAGGCGCCAAGCTCGACGCGTTCAAGCGCAAGCTCGAACAGAAGCTCGTGAACTTCCTGGGCGACACGGTCATCCCGGCCCTGGCGGACTTCAAGTCGTTCGTGACGGAGAACTTCTCCGAGATCTGGACGGAGGCCGGTAAGGGCAGCGATGGCCTGGGCGATCAGATCGTCAACGCTTTCGGGAACCTCGGAGAGAAGATCAAGGAGAAGCTCACCGAACTCCTCCCGAAGATCGCCGAGGGACTCGCCGGACTCGGTGAGGACATCGCCAACTACATCACCGAGAACCCGATGGAGGCCCTGAAGATCGCCCTGATCTCGGTCGCGATCATCACCGCCTTCCTGCTCCTCCCCGCCCTCATCGCGGCCGGTATCGGCGCCGTCGTGGTCCTCATCGTGGCCGGGTTCGTCAAGAAGCTGATCGAGGTCCTGACGGAGAAGCTCCCCGAGTGGTGGGACGCCTTCACCGAGTGGCTCGGCGAGAAGGCCGACAGCGTCGGAGACGACCTCGAAGTCATCGGCGAGGCCATCGGCGACTGGTTCAGCGACCTGTGGGACGACTACGTCGCCGAGCCCGTCGGGGACATGTGGGACGACTTCATCGGGTCGATCAAGGATCTCCCCGACCGGATCAAGAAGGCCGCGTCGGGCATGTGGGACGCCTTCAAGACAGGCTTCAAGGCGTCCATCAACGCGATCATCGGCTGGTGGAACAACCTGGGCTGGACGTGGCCGTCCGTCGAGATCCTCGGCACCACCTGGGGCGGCGGCAGCTGGAGCACCCCGAACGTCCCGTTCCTGGCCCGAGGCGGTCTCGCCAGCGGCATGGCGCTCGTCGGTGAGCGCGGCCCCGAGCTGGTCAACCTGCCGAACGGCTCGATGGTCCGCAGCACCGAGGACAGCGCCCGCCTGCTCGGTGGGGGCGGGGGCGGCGGAGCGAAGTACCTCAACCTCGACGTCCACCTGGGCGGTTCGAGCGTGGGCCGCATCGTGGTCGACCTCGTGCGAGGAGAAGTCCGCCGACAGGGCGGCAATGTCCAGGCAACTCTAGGCCAGTAAGGAGATACAGACATGGGCGCCCACCGCTACACGGCCTGGAACTCGGCCATGGCAACTACCGCAGCTCAGGCATCCGTTACCACCGGTACGGCCATCAAGACCATGCTTCAGCTGTCCACTCCGGCAACCCGGAAGATCGAACTCATCGCCTGGGGCTTCACCATCGACGACACCTCCGGCGCGGACGGCGTGATCGAGCTGATCCAGACGGACGTCGCGGCCACCGTCACCGCGCACGTGGCGGCCGGTGTGCAGCCGCTGGACCCGGACTCCCCGGCATCGCTCCTCACCCTGGGTACGGCCAACACCGGCTACACGGCGTCGGCGGAGGGCTCGACGACCGCGACCCGCGCGTTCGATGTCGTCGCGCTCAGCTCGACCACGTCTGAGTCGCCGTACACCTACTCGTACCAGTGGATGCCGGACGAGCGGCCGATCATCGACACCTCGTCCTTCCTGCGTGTCAGGGCCACGACACCCACCACTGCGGTTGACATGCGCACGTGGATCCGGTGGTCGGAGTGAGTGATCTTGATCGGTAGGAGTCCGGAGACACAGGAGGTGAAACATGTCGAGAGCGGCACGCGTCGCATCGTGGCTTGAGAAGCCCGGAGGGTGGTCCAGCCCCACCTCCGGCGGCTGGGCGTACGCGAACGCCACGCATCCCCTGGTGGAGCTGTACCTGGATGACACGTGGGTCGACATCACGTCCTACGTCTACTACCGCGACCGCATCACCATCACGCGTGGCAAGTCCGACGAGGCGTCACAGATCAGCCCCTCCAGCTGCCAGTTCACCATCAACAACCGCGACGGCCGGTTCAGCCCGCGCAACCCGACCGGGGCCTACTACGGCCTGATCGGGCGCAACACCCCCGTGCGCGTGAGCGTGGTCCGCAACGGCGTGCGGCGGTTCCGCTTCTACGGAGAGATCAGCGCGTGGCCGTCGAAGTGGGACACCAGCGGCAAAGACGTGTGGGTGGAGATCGAGGCAGGCGGCGTCATGCGGCGCCTGGGACAGGGCCAGGCGCCTCTGAAGAGTGCCCTGTTCCGGGCCATCACCACCGCCAACCCGGTGGGCTACTGGCCGCTTGAGGACGGCTCGGAAGCCACGTCCGCCGCGTCGGCCGTCGAGGGCAACGTGGCGGCGAAGACCATCAACTTCGACTACGCGAGCAACGACACCCTCCCCGGCTCCGGGCCGCTGCCCACCATCCTGTCGACCAACGCCCTGGAGACGCAGGTCTGCAAGCTGCGTGTGCCCGTGCCCGACAGCGGTACCGAAGAGTGGCGTGTCGAGTTCGTCTACTACACCCCCACGGCTCCGGCTGGTCTGACGCAGCTCATGGAGATCGAGGTCAACAGCGACACGTACGAGAGCCACCGCGTCTACCTGAACGGCTCCGCCAACATCCGGATCATCTCCGACCTCGTCGGCGGCGGCATCACGTCGCCCTTCATCAGCGTGACCTCCAGCAACCTGGGCGGCCAGTGGAACCGCGTCTACATCCAGATGAGCGCCTCCGGCGGCACCACGACCGCAAAGCTGGCACTGATCCCCATCACCACGGGTATCGAGGAGAGCGGCACCACGACGTACGCGGGGACGCCGGGCAGCGTCCTCAGCCTCTTCTCCGACTTCAACTCGGCCACCGACACCAACCTCCAGGGCGGCAGCGTCGGCCACTACACCGTCTTCGGCTCCGTCGACGTCGACGCCTTCGAGGACGCCTTCGACGGATACAACGGAGAGCTTCCCTCGGAGCGCCTGCGGCGGCTGTCCGAGGAGTCGGACCTGTCCACGCTCATCCCCACGTACACGGACGACGAGCAGCCCATGGGCGCACAGCGGCTGTCCACCCTGCTGGACCTGCTGCGGGAGTGCGAGACCGCCGAGGTGGGCCGCCTCATCGAGCCGCGCGACCAGTTCGGTCTGGCCTTCATCAACAAGTCCATGATGTACAACCAGGACCCGGTCCTGACGCTGGACTACTCCCAGCACCACCTCTCGATGCCGCTGGACCCGGTGGACGACGACCGGTACACCCGCAACGACGTCACCGCCACGCGCCCCAGAGGCTCCTTCAGCCAGCAGACGCTGGACGAGGGCGCGCTCTCGACCCAGGCGCCGCCGAACGGCGTCGGACGCTACGACGATTCCGTGACCGTCAACGTGGAGAGCGACGACCAGCTCGGCAGCCAGGCGATGTGGCGTGTCCACCTGGGGACCGTGGACGAACCCCGGTACCCGGAGATCTCGGTGAACCTCCGTCACCCCTCGTTCACGGAGTCGATCGAGCGGATGAACGGTGCCCTCGCGGTGGACATCGGCCAGCGGATCAACATCGAGAACCCGCCCGCATGGATGGCGCCGGACACCATCGGCCTCCTCGTGGAGGGATACACCGAGGTCATCGGCGTGGTGGAGCACGACATCACGTACACCACGTCGCCGTACACGCCGCACAACGTGGCCTCCCTGGACGACGAGTTCTTCGGACACGTCGACACCGAGGGCTGCTCGACGAACGGAGCGATCAACAGCACGTCGACCGTGCTGAACGTGCTCACCGACGTCGGCGCCACGCGGTGGATCGACAGCGCCACGTACCCCGACGACTTCCCCTTCGACATCTGGGTCGGCGGCGAGGTCATGAGGGTCAACGCCTGTGTGGGCACCGCGCTCTCGCAGACGTTCGACGTGACCAGAAGCATCAACGGCGTCGTCAAATCCCACGCCAGCGGGACCCGCCTCTCCCTGGCCTACCCAGCCGTCATCGGACTGTAAGGAGGAATCGTGTCCGTATACCCCACTTTTCTGGCCGGGCGGAAGCTCACCGCGTCCCTGCTCACCTCGGGACAGCTGAACGTGGTGCGCAAGCTGACGACAGAGAGCGTGACGTCCAACGCGACGCCTCAGAACGACGACGAGCTGTTCTTCGATGTGGAGGCGAACGCTGTCTACCGGATCGAGGCGCACTTCTTCCCCCAGTCCACCAGCCTCACCCCGGACTTCCAGTCCGCCTGGTCGATCCCGGCCGGTGCGACCGGGCTGAGGATGTGCCACGGCCCCACCTCGAACTCGGCCACGTACACGTCCGAGACGGACACGAACGTCCGAGTCAGCGGCCGTAACTGGACCACGGCGCAGACCTACCAGATCGGCGACGCGAACGCGGCGGCCATCTACGAGTCGGGTCTCCTCATCGTCTCGGCGACGGCGGGGACCGTGCAGTTCCAGTGGGCACAGGGCACGTCCAACGCCACGGCCACGGACCTCCTGTCCCGATCCTTCATCTCCTACCAGCGCGTCGGATAAGGCTTGTCATGGCCACGCAAACGAAGCTCCAGCGGAAGAACACCCCGCAGGTCATACCGCCCGGCGAGTGGACGCTGCTGACGTACGACACCGTCATCCGCAACGACGACTCGATGCAGCAGGGGATGTGCCTGATCGTCCCGCCCTACAACGGCGACTTCCTGTGGGCCCGGAACGTCAGCTGGGACGCGATCACCCTGCCGCCGTTCGACACCCGGCAGCGGCAGTTCGCCGCCCGGTTCGTCCGCGACCCCTTCGGCATCCACGACGACACCGGCTCCACCGACCAGACGGACACCGCCGGTAAGGACTTCCACACCACCGTCTGGCCCTTCTACGGCCGGGCCGGACAGGCAGTCGGGGTCGAGGTCTGGCACGACCACACCGAGGCCGTAGCGGTCACCCAGGCGCAGTTCAGCGCCACCACCTGGGACTACTGAGGAGGGGACATGGCAACACCACTGACCGCGACGGAACTCGTGGCCTTCCTCAAGGCCGAGGGCGTGAACGTCGTGGAGAACCCCGGCTGGCGCACCCGCAACCGGGACGACGAGACCGGCAAGCCGTTCGGCCCCGTGCACGGGATCGTCATCCACCACACGGCGGGCGTGGACAGCCTCGGCTTCTGCATCAGAGGCTCGGGCGACCTCCCCGGCCCGCTGTGCCACACCCACCTGGCCAAGAGCGGCGTCGCGACCATGGTCGGGCACGGCCGGGCGAACCACGTCGGCACCGTGGCGGAGAACGCCTTCAGCGCCATGCTCCACGAGGCATCCGTCCACCCCCGGCCCGACGCGGCCGAGCCCATCGACGGCAACGACCGCACGTACGGCATCGAGATCGAGAACAAGGGCGACGGCAAGGATCTCTACCCCACCAAGCAGTACGACGCCGCCGTCCGCTGGGCGGCGGCGATCTGCCGGGCGCACGGGTGGACCGCCAACTCGGTGGTCGGGCACAAGGAGGTGACCCGCCGGAAGGTCGACCCCAGCTTCGACATGAACGACTTCCGGGGCGCCGTCGCCGAGCGCCTGAAGCACCCCGCCTCCTGGAACCCCGGCGCCCCCACGGTGCCGGTGAAGACCGTCGAGCAGCGCCTCGCCGACCTGGAGAAGCGCGTCAAGAAGCTGGAGGAAGCGGCATGAACGTGTACGTAAAGGACCTGCTGGAGCGGGTCGCCATGACCTTCATCCAGGGGGCGCTGGGCTCCCTGGTCGTCACCGAGCTGTCGAACGTGGACATGTGGTACGCGGCCCTCGGTGGCGGTGTCGCGGCCGTGGCGTCGCTCGCCAAGGGCCTGCTCGCGCGTGGACGTGGCAACCCGGACAGTGCCTCGCTGTCGGGTGACGTGTGATGGCGCCGGACAACACGTCTGACCTCGTCGTCGAGCTGGCCATCACCAAGCTCGGGGGAGAGATGCAGAAGGAATTCGCCCAGGTCAACGGGAAGCTGGACCTGCTGACCGCTGAAGGCGTGCGCAACGGTGCCGACATCGCGGCCCTGGAGATCAGGGTCACGGCACTGGAGAAGCGGGTGTGGATGGCCTCGGGCGCCGCCGCGCTCATCGGTACGGCCATCCCGCTGCTGGTCCAGGTGTTCGGCGGCCCGTGATGGACGCCTCGTCAGCAGCGAACGCCGTATGGGGCGGGCTGCTTCTCGCCGGGGCCGCGTTCGAGGTCTACGCACTGAAGAACGCGCGCCCCGGAGACACCCTATCGGAGTCCACGCGGCGCTGGTTCAGGGTCAACACCCGTGCCGGGCGGTGGGTGTTCGGGGTGGTATGGGCGGGATTCGCCACCTGGTTCGGGGTCCACATCCTCGACGGTTGACACGCCGATTGACATCAGACGATCAACCGCGTACCCTTGGGCGCGCGAGAGCAGAAACGACAAAGCCCCCGGTGGTCAGAGACCGGGGGCGTGGTGTCGGTCCTGCAAGGACCAGACGCTCTGTCATTGAAGCTCTCGCGGTTCCTACGCCGATTCAAGTTCAAATAGGAGCGCTGACGTGACATACGTTATGCCGCTGGATGAGGCTCTGTCAACTCCAGGGGGACAAACAGGCGAGGCTACCGGAGTTACCATTGGTAACAGGGTACCCGGTAACACCTCAAACGGCACTCATCTGACCACGAGCGCCAACGGCCGCCTCGGATACCTCGACGGCAAGGGCACCGTCCTGCGTGGCCCCCACGCAGGAAAGACCCTCGGGGAGTGGGCCCTCGCGTACGCCGCCCACGGCATCCACGTCTTCCCCATGCGGGCAGGCACCAAGAGCGGCTACTACGGCAAGTGCGCCCGGTGCGACCCCAAGGACTTCAACTACGACGAGGACGCGCACGCGCACGGCGTCGAGAACTGCACCGCCCACCCCGGCGGGGGCTCCCGGTGCCACGGCCTGTACGCCGCCACCACCGACCCCGACGTCATCCGTGCCTGGTGGTTCCGCGACCCCTTCGACAACATCGGCATCAACTGCGGCCGGTCCAGCCTCGTCCTCATCGACACCGACGTCACCAACGGCAAGGACGGCGAGAGCGCCCTCGCCGAGCTGGTCGCCGCGAACACCCCCCTGCCCACCGGCCCGCACGCACAGACGGCCAGCGGCGGCCAGCACCGCCTCTTCCGCCCCCCGCCCGGCGTGACCCTCGGCAACTCGTCCAGCCTGCTCGGCCCCGGCATCGACATCAAGGCCACCGGCGGCCTCATGATCGCCGCCCCCTCCATCGTCGCCGACGGCCGACCCGCCATGGTCAAGGGCCAGTACGTGTGGCTGAACGACCCCTGGCAGGAGATCCCCGAGCTGCCCATGTGGGTCGTCGAGGAGATCGAGCGCAAGAAGGCCACGGCGCCCGCCCCCCGGCCCTACACGGGCGGCACGGGCGCGACCTCGGTAGGTGTGCAGGACCGGGTCACCCAGCTCGCCGACGAGGTGGCCATGGCTCCCCAGGGCCACCGGAACAACGTCCTCTTCCAGAACGCCGTCAAGGCGTTCGAGTACGCCAACGCGGGCCAGATCGACCACGACGAGGTCGAGTTCATCTTCACCCAGGCCGGGCTCCACGCCGACAACGACGAGTCCATGGTCCGAGGCACCGTGGCGAGCGCCCGCCGGAAGGCGATCAAGGCATACCAGTGGGTTACTCGCGGTAACTCGACGGCCCAGAAGGGGCAGGACATGAACGACACCGTCGAGATCCCGGAGCCCCGCGACGAGGACGCCCCCACCAACCACGCGCCCGTACACGCCGAGCCCGACGCCCCCATGAAGGTCGCGCGCCAGCTGGAGCCCCTGTGGACCACCCCCCAGGGCAAGACCCTCTACCACTGGCGCGAGACGTGGATGCAGTGGACGGGGACCCACTGGCGCGAGACCGGCGCCTCCGCCCTGAAGACCCGCCTCTATCTGGAGCTGGAACACGCCGTCTACCAGGGCGCCGACAAGAAGGGTCAGCCCCTCTTCAAGCCCTGGAACCCCACCCAGAAGAAGATCGGCAACCTTATCGACGCCATCTCCGCCGTCACCCACCTCGACGAGAGCGTGGAGACCGGATCCTGGCTCGGGTGCGCGGGCAAGAAGGGCCTCATCTCCTGCCGCAACACCCTCGTCGACCCCCTCACCAGGGTCACCACCGGACACACCCCCGCCTACTTCACCACCACGTCCGTGCCGTACGCCTACGACCCCCAGGCCGAATGCCCGCAGTGGCTGGGCTTCCTGAAGCTCGTCTTCGGCGATGACGCCGAGTCCATCCAGGCCATCCAGGAGTGGGCCGGGTACGTCCTCTCGGGCCGCACCGACCTCCAGAAGGGCATCCAGCTCATCGGCCCGCCCCGTGCCGGTAAGGGCACCGTGGCGCGGATCCTGGAGAAGCTGATCGGCAAGGAGAACTCCACCGGCACCACGCTCGGCGACATCGGGCGGCAGTTCGGCCTCGCCGGACTCGTCGGCAAGAGCCTGTGCGTCGTCGGCGACGCCCACATGGAGAACCGCAACAACGCCGCCATCGTCACCCGCCTCCTCATGATCACCGGCGAAGACTCGATCACCATCGACCGCAAGAACCGCACAGAATGGGTGGGACGGCTCGGCGCCCGCGTCATGATCCTCGCCAACAAGCCCCCGAAGTTCTCCGACGTCTCCGGCGCCATCGTCAGCCGGTGGATCACCGTGCAGTTCACCCAGAGCTTCGAGGGCCGCGAGGACGAGACCCTGGAGGCCCGGCTCACCACCGAGCTGCCCGGCATCTTCAACTGGGCCCTGGAGGGCCTGAAGCGGCTCACCGAGCGTGGGCGGTTCGTCCAGCCCGGCTCGGCCATGGAGACGCTCCAGACCCAGCGGGACAACGCCTCCCCCATCAAGGCGTTCGTCGACGAGCAGGCCGTACGCGGCGAGGGGCAGTGGATCCTCAAGGACAGCCTGTTCGCCGCCTGGAAGAGCTGGTGCATGGTCAACAACGTGCAGGCCGTCGGGACCACCGCCCAGTTCGCCACGGACCTCTACGCGGCCTTCCCCGGCATCGCCCAGGGACAGAAGCGGATCAACGGCAAGGTCATGCGCGTCTACACGGGCATCACGCTCGCCACTGAGGAGGGGATGGTCGTCCCCGCCACCCAGTCCAACGGCAACATCCAGATGACGATCAACACCACCGAGGAGAGCAAGTGAGCCAGGGCGACGACCCCCAGGTGCCGGTGTACTCGACGTACGAGTACGCCATGAGGCTGCACTGCGTTCGATGCAAGGCGCAGCCGGGCGAAGAGTGCGATGCCCCCAGGAAGAACGCCAGGCTGGCGGTGTACGACCGCAAGAGGGCTGCCCTGGGTCTCCCGCCGCGTGAACACGCCCCTCAGATGCGGATTCACGCTGCTCGCCAGGACGCGGGACGTCGACTGCATCAGAAAGAGCTGATCGCGGCATACAAGGCGATGGGCAGCAGGTAGCCCGTCGGACGAAGCCCCCGCTTCGGTGGGGGCTTCTTCATGCCCCAAGATGGCTACAGAGGGTGATTCTTGGTGACTGAGCGTGCCTGTCACACCCCTGTCACGGGGGTGTCACACCCCCTGTCACAGGGGGGGTGCGACGGTCTTTATGCAGGTCAGAGGCCGTGTCACACCCCGTCACACCCCTAACTCCAAGAGTGTATGCGCGGGAGAACAAAAGAGAGGAGTAGTGGGTGTGTGTATGACGCCCCCAGCCGTTTAGGGGTGTGACACCCCGCGACGCCTGTGACAGGGGCACCTGACCTGCGGCGATGGGCGTCACAGGGGGGTGTGACAGGGGGTGTGACGGCTGCCGGGTGGGTGTGACAGGGAAGGGTGGCAGGACAAATCGCGCGCCGTAAGCCGCAGGAGATGTCAAGCGAATCCCAAACTTTTCTGATCTTTGTACGATCCTCCAACCGGGCGCAGCGAAGGTCCGAATAGTTGAACTTTCAACCACCTTGAGTGGAGAAGTCCGTTTAGTTGAATCTTCAATTACCTCACGCAGTCGAGTTCGCATAGTTGAACTTTCAACATGACAACGTTGTCGGGACGGCCCAGGCTTGACAACGTTGTCATCATGGCGTGGTAACGCACCGCACTTGACATGAGCACGCCATGATCATCTGACACGCAGTCAGGTTCATCGTCATGTTACTGACGGGTCATCAGAACGGGCCTCAATTCTTGACGTGCCCATGTCTACTTGACACGGCAGGATAATGTCCGTTATCCTTCTCTGTATGAGCACAGCACTTGAGCCCTACGCGGGTACCGAAACGACGGCCGTCGAGCCGGTCGAGTCCGAGCGCGCCCGGCGCGAACTCGAACAGACGTACAGCGACGACCTGCCGCGTCTCGTCTCGATGTGGATCACGTCGAAGAAGTCGGCCAACACCCGTAAGTCGTACGTCCGGGGCTTCAAGCGCTGGGAGGCGTTCTGCCGCTCGGTGGACGTTCACCCCATGCAGGCGGGTTACCCGCACGCCGAGGCGTACGGACGCTCCCTGGACGGCGGGAAGAACACCTCGGGCGCCCAGTACCTCTCTGTGGCCTCCAGCTTCTACAAGTACGCCAAGCGCCTGCGCGTCGTGGACTACAACCCCTTCGACGGCGTCGAGCGCCCCACCGTGGACGTGGACCACTCGGACACCGAGGGCCTCACCGAGGACGAGATGGCCCTGCTGCTGGTCACGGCCCACAAGAGCAGCCGTCGCAGCTACGCCCTGTGCATGCTGCTCTACACCGTGGGCCTGCGCATCGATGGGGCACTGGGCGCCGATGTGGACAGCCTGGGCTACGACAAGGGGCACAGGACGATCACGGTGCGCCTCAAGGGTGGGGGCACCTCGAAGAAGGCGCTGCCTCCCATCACGTCTCACGCGATCGATGAGTACCTCGATGGACGCACCGAGGGCCCGCTGTTCATCACCAGCTCAGGGGCCCGTATGGGGGAGCCTGAGGCATGGAAGATGCTGAGGCGCCTGGCCAAGCGTGCAGGGCTACCGCAGGCGGACACCATCCACCCTCACGTGCTGCGTCACGGGTTCATCACGGATGCGCTGGACAAGGGAGCTGCGCTGCATGTGGTGCAGGACGCGGTGGATCACAAGGATCCTCGTACTACACGACGCTATGACCGCGCACGTAACAGGCTGACCAACAGCCCTGCCTACACGGTCGGTGCTTCGATCGCAGAGAAGTTGGAAGAGTTGTCATGACATGACAGATCGTCACGAAGATTACTGACTGAGATCAGGGGTGGGGCGCAAGGGCCCCACCCCTTTTGTTACGAAATTTTTCAAATCGGCTGGCGGACATAGGGGTTCAGACACGACCCACACTCGATTCCCGAACCTGACTTGCCAATCGACACGCCAGTTGATACGCTATCCCCATGGCACAACACGCCGACCCCACGCGGGTCACTAAGCCCAAGCCTGGGGCCAGGGGTGTCTACCCATGGAACGACTGGACCGACGGCGAGTGGTGGCACCTCAAGCAGGGCTCCGACTACCAGACCACGACGCGGGTCTTCCAGTCGGTGGCACGCAACCACGCCCGCCGACACGGCTTCACGCTCCAGACGCAGCTGGCCGACGACGGCACATTCATCTGCTTTACGAGGAAGGAGGCGAAGTGATCACCTTCGACCGCGTCGGCATCTGCCTGAACAAGGCGCGGATGGCCGTGGAGGGTTACAGCCCCCGCAACGGCCGCGCCCACGGCTCCCTGACCGTGGACGTCCTCGTCTGCTCCGAGTGTCACCAGGCCGTCCGCGACTCCATCGAAGCCTGCGGCATGACGCCGTACACCACTCAGTCTCAGGCCCTCGACCGTCTCTGCGGCGAGCGCACCACCTTCGAGGCGAACAGCTACTCGAACACGCACCCCGAGGAGGCGTCGTGAACATTAGTGACGACATAGTCGAGCAGGACGGGTACATCAAGCGGACGACCGTGATCGAGGGCCGCTTCGCTGGTCTTGTGACGGAGGAGATCGACCTCTGCACGACCATCTCGATCAGCACTTGGTCGCTGCGCGCGAGCGACTTCAAGCCGGGGGCGCTCTACAGCCAGCGGCACGACATCGAGGTTGGCAGCTACCAGGAGGCGTCGTACGACGAACTCATGGCCGACGAGACGCTCAACGACTACCCCGGACACACCCTGAGCCCGGAGAACCCGCGTGGCTTCAAGGCCCGTCTGGTGATGCCGGAGCCCGAGCGCTACCGCTGGGTCCGTGCCGCCGTGTCCGACCACCACGTGGAAGTGGCCAAGCGATTCCAGGAGGCGTCGTGATCTCCCTGATACAGCAGCACTGGGGCAACGGCCGTTACTTCGACAACTGCCAGGACGTGTGGACCGCCGACCGTGGCGAGACCGTCGTCGTCCGCCTGCGCGACCCCGAGGGCCAGCCCTACGGCACCGCCCGGATGACCCGCCAGGCCGCCGAGGACCTGGTCGAGCACCTGACGGCCGCCCTGGAGGTCCGCGAGAAGCAGCGGGCGGCCATGCGCCGTGGCCACAAGAAGCCGTTCCTGGACCTCACCCCGTCCCTGCGGGCGCGGGAGATGGGCGGCGAGCTGTTCAACATGGCGGTCCTGCACGAGTCGGTCAACGGCTCCCGTCAGGACGCCCCGCTGTTCGACACCTCGCGCCCCAAGGTGTACGTGAAGGTGATGGCCGCCCTGCGCACGCACTGCGCGCAGCACGTCGCCAGCTACACCGAGGCGTACGGAGAGGCCCGCCTGAAGGAGCACGTCAAGGACGTCATCACGTCCCTGCCGGACCAGATCGTCCTGCACCTGAACGACCTGTGGGACGACTGCCAGACGCAGGCATGTGCCGAGGAGTACATGGCCTGTTCGGAGATTCTGCGCCGCTTCCAGGACGACGTGCTGGAAGCCGAACGGCAGATCGGCAAGAACGCCGCATAACCCAGAAGGGGAACCCATGCACCGCAACGAGAACCCGGACCGCATCACCGAGTTCACCATGTACGGAGACCGTGACGGCGAGGAGAACGTCTTCGTCGGGGACTCCCAGACCGCCCGCGCCATAGAGGAGCTGGACCGGCGCCTGACCACGGGCCTGAAGAAGGTCGAGCAGCGCGTCGAGCACGTCGTCCGCCACCTGCCCACCATCGACCCGACGCCGGGCTGCATCTACTGCGAGGTGGGAGATGCGGCCTGAGAGCTTCGACCGGGTCATCCGCTCGATGACGCCGGGCACGAACCGTATCGACGCCGAGGCGGTCCTGCTGCGTGAGGTGCGGAAGCACCGCTCGTGCCCGCTGGACGGCCACGCGGACTGCGCTCTGCTCCCGGCGGCCGGGGCGTTCTACATGACGATGGCCCACCACGCCCACGAGCACGCGCTGGAACGGCTGATGGAGACCTGGATCGCCATCGCCAGGGCGTTCGACAAGGGCGAAGACCTGGACGGCCCGGTCCACAAGATGTACGACGTGGCCTTCACCTACAGGCTGCTGCTCAGCTGACCATCACAAGGCGGCCCCCGACTCGATTCCGGCGAGCGGGGGCCTGTCCACGGAGAGGTAGCTCCATGAACTACACGACTGTATCCCTTGCGGGGATCGCAGCCGCGACCGGCATCATCATCTGGTTCGCCATGCACTGGTGGATCAAGGAGGGCCACAAGCCCAAGAAGATCATCTCCTTCTGCCTCTCGATCGCGTACGGGATCCTCGCGATCCTCGGCACGGCGGGCGCCTGGTCGGGCCTGGGGGCGGTCTCCTGGGGCGCCCTGTGGGTGAACAACCTGGCCGGGTACATCGGCCTGGTGTGGGGCGTCGGAGGCTCGAACCAGGACGTGACGCGGGCCCAGCAGATCGTGCTCACCCCTGGCGGGTACGTGATCCTGTTCCTGTTGACGGTGGTCCTGGTGGCCCTGTTCAAGTTCTCGAAGATCTCGAAGTGGAAGGTGCTCGGCGGCTTCATCGCCGGGTGCGGGCTGGGCCTGTCGGGATCGATCGCCGGTGCCGCCGCCATCCCGCTCGCCTCCGCCGTGAACGGCATGGGCGTCGTCTTCACGGGGGTGTTCGCGTGAACGGCTTCCGTGTGATGGGCCGCGTGATGTGGTCGGGGACGGCGAACACGGCCTGGCGTCTGTGGTGGTACCAGGCGGCGAAGGCGGAGACCGGCGGCAAGCGGGCCGGTCTGGTCGCCACGCGGGCGGCGGGGACGGTGGCCGTCCTATGGTTCGGGGGCGGCACGCTGTGGGCGCTGGGCGCCCTGCCGTACGTCCTCCCGGCTGGCTGGTTCGTTGCGGTGGGCGTCTTCGCCGACGTCGAGGTTGGTACGGACCAAGCCCTCCCCACCCCCACCGAGGCCCCGCCCCACGAAGACGAAGTGGCTG